AGGAAGCGGGAGTCTCCACGCATTCCAGAATTAAAAAATCGCGGCCGTTTCGATTCGGTTTGACACGAAACGCAACACGCCACGAGATTCGCGAGCTCATCGGTGCCGCCATGCTCGCGCCTCTTGACGTGATCGACTGTCGTGGCTTGAGCTCCGCAGTAATGGCACGCGAACAGATCTCGAGCGAGCACATAGCGACGGATGGCACCCCATCGGCGCGTGCCTATCGCACTGCCTACGTGCTTGCTCATAGATAGAGCACGAGCATCCGCCCATCGATGAGCTCTCGCCTACGCACCTGGCGTGAGAGCACAAACGCATCGGCCGCGGCGATGGTGCCGGGATACATCGGCCAGTAATCATCAATCGCCACGATGGCACCCGGTGCGAGGTGCGGCGCCCACGCCTCGAGATCGGCCGTCACGCCCGCTTCGCTATGGTCTGCATCGTGGTAGAGCAAGCCGATGCGTGGCCCATCCCATGCCTGGCCCTCTGCCACGCTATCGGCCCGATGCATGCGCACCTTTCGCCATAGCCCGAGCCGCACGAGATTGGCAATGAATGCCCTTTGCGTAGATCCTCGAGAGCAGCGACCGCGCCAATCCTCACGCTGCGTGCCGATCGTCCATAGGTCCACCGCATGCACCGGCACGCGAGCCTTAGACGCTAGATATGCGGTGCTCTTGCCCATGTAGCTGCCGAGCTCCACGATCACATATGGCGGATCGATGGTGCTAGCAAGCTCGGCCAATGCCTCGCCCTGAGCCTGAGTGATGAGCCCACGAATGCGCTCAATGCCCTTAACGCTCATATGGCGATGCCTCGGGAAAGAGCTTCTCAAGCTGCGCCGCATATTTGCCGCGCACGAATACGCCATCCTCGGATGATGCGAATGGCGTAGGCAGCTTTTTCGTGCCTACGTGTAGGCGCACGTCGGGCGCCTTAGTCGATTCGATCGAATACACGTTGCCGTAGAGCGTGCGCCATTGCTTAGGTGGCCGAATGCCATCATCGGCGCGCTCGAGCACCTCGCCGAGCATCAATCGATCCATGCGCACGGGTATGTGGAGCTCATAGCTCAGTGGTGCCTTGATGCCCTCTTTGGTGAGCCATCGATAGGTCTGGTGGAGCGATCTGCGCCATGCGCCGGCGCAATGTAGGTAATGGTCTTTGAGCAAGCCGCGGTGGAGCGATGGCAGCGATTCCACCGGCGCAGTCACATAGAAATCGTCATTACAGATCACGAGCTCGTCATGCGGGATCTCACGGCACGCGATGCGCAGATTGTCATAGACGTTTGCGCTCTTGAGCATGTGACGATTGCCCTGGAGGAATTCCACGCCAGTCACCCATGCCGGCTTATCGCCCACGATCCAGACGCATTCCACATCGGGCAGATTGCGCAGCGAGCGCAGCGAATAGCGCAATTCCTCGTTTTCGCCCTTACGAACGAAATAGAGAATGTGCACCTACGCGAGCGCGATGCGGCCAGCTGCCGGGAGATCCTCACGAGCGATGCGGCGCAGATAGGTATTTGCGAATGCCGGCCGTGGAAAGCCAAAGAGCGCCGCGCTCACCCATACCGCTAGGCACTCCGATGGCGCCGCCACGTATGGGTAGAGCTCGCCATCGATCTCGATATCGGAATAGTTATCGGGCTCGGGATCGAGCAAGGGCATGAGCGCCTTACGATTCGGCCGGCGCCAATAATCATCATCGAGCACATGCACGAGCTCGTGAGCGAGGATCTTGCCGAGCGATGCGCTGCGCGCCGCCTCACTGAGCAATATGCGGTGTGGCCTCGAGCGGTAGAAACCGAGCGCATGCTTGCCTGGCGCGAACAGTGGCATGCGCTCTTGTGGCACCCACACCGCCATCACTGGCGCGATGCGCTCGGCCAGAATGATCGGCACCTTGAGCGCAATCGGCTTAACCGCCTCGCATTGCTCGAGCGTGCCGGTCACGGTTAGCTGCCCGTAGGTGAACGTTAGGAGCTCATCTGCCATGTGCTTGCCCTCTTAGCTGTTGCTGCTAGCGGCGGCTGCCTTCTCCGCGCTATGCGTGGCCTGTTGCGCCACCTGGGCGCCGAATAGGAATTGGAGAGCGGCGCCAATGAAACCGGCGACGATGGTCTGCAAGTCAGACGCATTATCGGCTCGAGTCAGATACAGGAATATGAATCCGCCCACCACCACGAATGATGCCGTCATGTAGGTGAAGAATGCCCGCGCGGTATCGGTGTTCATTGTCTGCCACCTGATCTCGATTCCGCCGGGGCTCATCGGTGCGGCCCGGTGTTCACCCGGCGAGTGTAGTGATGGTCTACCAGCGCGATTGGATCGCCGCGCATAGATCTATCCCCCCCCCCTCTTTCTCCCCCCTCCCTTTCGCGCCGGGCATGCGCGTATGACCATTACCGAACCCCTGCGATATAGCTGCGCCCTGGGCATTAATGAGCGGCCCGACTGAATGCCCTCAGTCGAGCCGCTCGGGCGCCGCACTTGGCAGATCTGGCGCATCCTCATTATGGCCGACGATTGCCGGCGACGGATGCGTTCGCGCTGCCCAATTCCTATGCTCTCGAGTCTGTTGATGGCGCGTCACCACGCGCGCGATGCCGGCCAATGGCGTGCCATTGACGTAACCATTGGTCACGAGTAGATAGCCACCGCATGCGCAGCGGCATCCGCTGATAACGCCCACGTGGCGCACCTCGGTCATTGCGTGAGCCACCACACGAGCGCACCGAGTGAGATCCAGAAAGCCGCGGCGATGGCGATCGCCAGCGCGCACCCGCGCAGTCTCATCGGTACGTGGCCCGGCGCCGGGCATTCGGCCCGTTGCCCACTAGTGACTGAATGCCTGGCCGATGATCCACGAGCGACGGCAGCGGATACCACGTTTGCATGCTGCGCTCGAGCGCCCATCGCCTAATGCGGTCGTCGTCGCGCGCCGGCGATATGTCATTCATGCGATCGCAATCGCTCAGCAGATCCGGCAGCACGATCGAGCGGATGGCCGATGCGAGCGCCCATTGAAACCGCGGGAATGCGAATCCGCCTCGAGCTCGGCCGACGCGCGCCATGTGGCTCATCATCGGCAGACTGCGCTTAGCGCGAAAGTAGAGCCCGACGAATGAGAGCGGTTGCTCATAAAGCACATCGGTAAGCCGGTGGTGAAAGCCCGGCAGTAGCTCGGCATCATCCTGAATGACCACTGACCACATGGCCACCGGATCGCATAGCTCTCGAGCGCGCCGGTGGGTATCCCATACATCGCCCTCGGTGCGACTCCACGCGATGGGCGCATTGCCGAGCACCGCGGCGAGCTCTTCGGCATATGGCCGGCGCGACTCGTGCGCCTGGATGGCGATCGAGTAGAGCGGCCAATCGAGATCCTCGAGCTCCACGCCATGCTCGGCATTCATTTGAGCATGTGGATAACTTGATCCAGTAGCGCCGGGCGCACCACCATCGCATCAATGCCGAGCGCCTCGAGCCATCGGTACTGATCCGGCGATAGCTGCCCGGTCTGAGTTTTGAGCTCCATAAATAAGACCTTGCCGCGCCGAGCGAGCACGAGATCCGGAAAGCCGATATGCCCTTGCGTGATGGCCCGGTCTGATCGGCGGTCGTGGTGCACGTGCCACCCGTAGAGCCTGGCCGCATCGATGATCGCCTCGAGTAGCTCATCCTCACTCATCGCATGCGCCATGAGCGAGCGCGCGGCCCTATGCATTGATCGTTTGCTTGCATGTGGCGCATGAGTAAAACGGTGGGTAACTCTGGCCCTGCCGCTCGCCGGCGCGAATCACGCCACCGGCTTTCCACGCCATCACGCCGTGCCCATTCGGGCATTCGGGTGCGCCGGTGTTTGGCGCGTGCATCACTGGCGCCACGGCCGCGGTCGTGCGCAGCGTGCCGGCGATGCGCACGAGCTCTATTAGCTCGGCCTCGGTATCGGCCGCGATTGTGAGCGTGTATCTCATGCGCCCGCCCACGGACATGCCGCGCGGTGCCACGGTGGCCCGTCGCGGAGCGGCCTATCTGGGCAATCGCAAGGGCGCCGGCCGGCAGCGAATGCGGCCGAGATCCTGGCGAATTCGGCGCCCACTGAATCGTTGTTATCGGGTGTGCGCCGCGCGCCCTTCGGATTGCGCACCATGCGCCTCATCGCTCGAGACTCGCAAGGTATTCGCGCCAGCGTCGGTAATCGCGCTGCCACGGGTACTCGGCCGGATGGCGCCACCGATCGATCAAGCGTCGGAGTCGGCTCATCGCTTTGCGGCCTTGAGCCAATGCGCATCGATCGCATCGTGGATCTTGCGGAGCTCGGTGCGCGTCGGTAGCACGCCGCGCTCGAGAATGGAGAGCCGGCCGCGGTTTATGCCGGTGGTGCGCTCGAGTAGTGCGAGCGGCATACCGGCATCAATGCGGAGCTCGCGGAGCACCGATGTGATCGGTGGCTCGGTATCGGTCAGATCTGCCATGCGCGGCAGTATAACCACATGCCGCGCGAGTTATGTTGGCAGACTCGCGCGGTAGGTCTCGATTACCTCGGGTGTGTGCTCAACGGCCGCGATGCGCTTGATGCGCGCGCGATCTTCGGGCGCCACCTTTGGGAATCCCATTTGCTCTAGGTGCACATCGACGGCATCCATTTGCGCATCCACGTCGGTGCCCGGCGGGATCGTGGTGCGGTGATAGTGCGGCTCTTCGTCACCCTCGGCGATGGCCAGTCGGATTTGCAAAATGCCATCCGGTGTGATCTCGATTTGGCTATATGCGGTGCGCATCGGCTCGGCCCTTTCTAGGTGCTCGTGCGATAGCTCATGCCCACGGTGGGCACAGAACCGGAGCCTCCTGGGTAAGTATTGGCAAATGTGGCGATGAGCGTGGTGGTGCCCGAAGTCCACGCCCATAGCTGCGCGCCGGTTGATGCCATCTCACGGCCGATGCCGAATGGCGTACCCGCGGCACCCGATGGCGTGAATGGCAGAGTCGAGCGCACATCGCCGGCCGCGGTGCCGTTGGTGGTGATGGTCACAATGATTGTGACGTAGACAAAATTGCCGACTTTGGTATAGGCACCGGCGCCGGATGCACTAGTGAACGTGCCGGTGCCCGCGGTGATCGTCGGCGTATAGGTGCCCTCTTCGTAATCATCGAGCACATTGGCGCCGGCCGCGGCATTCTGCGTGGCGGGAAATGCGATCTGGCCGGCGATGGTGAGCTTGCCATTGATGTCAACTGACGCGAGCAGCGTGCCGGCATTGTTGCGCCACTCCTGGAGCACGGCCGTCTGTGATGCCTTGCCCTTGATGATGAGCGGCACCACGTCGGCCGTCGGTGTGATCGTTTGCGCGGTGCCCGGCGCCTTCTTAACGGTGTTGTCGTTGAGCTCATCGGCGACGGCATCACCCCATGACTCTGCGATCACATCGCCGGCCGTCACATTCGGAATCGTCGCCATTTAGCTCGCCTCCACCCATGCGCCCGAGCGGCGCACGTAGACCGATGATGCCTCTACCCAAACACCCGAGCGGCGCACGTAGACCGCTTGAGCATCGGCCATCACGCCAGATCGTCGCACCTTCGCGCCATGTAGTGCCTGGTAATTCGCCACATATGAGCCAATGCGCCGATCGGCCGATGATGCGCCGGCCATGCTGCCCGGCCACGTCGCGCGGGTGCGATCGTAGTGCGGCCCGGTGCCGGCATTGTCGCCACTGACTTGATGTGGATCGCTCGGGTGCCGCGCGAATCCGGCAAAGAATGTGGTGCCATTCGCCAGATCCACCGGAGTCTCGAGATCTGCGGTGTAGAGCACCACATTGCCATCGGTGGGCGCGCCACGATCGGCCACGGTGAATTGCGCCGACTGGCCTAGCAAGGTGCCATCCGCGGCCCATAGGCATAGGCGCGTGCGCACGGTGCTATTCCACCCGGCCATCCACTGGCCGAGCGTGAGAATGCGTGACCGCTCAAACGTGGTGAGCGATTCGGCCTGTTGGTTAGTCGAGCTCGCTCCGAATGCAAACCAGAAATGCGTCGGCTTGGTGGTGAATCCGATGGTGGGCATCTAGCCCTTTACCCAAATGTCACCCTCAACGGCGCCACCCGCGGGATCGGTCGTGCCTACCCATACCCGCGAGCCCGCTGCGCCGCCACCGGCCGAGATCATCGAATACATCGCGGCGATCGCCGCGGGATCTACCCAATCGGCGCCACCATAGGCATGCCGTGCGGCATGCACAATCGGTGTGACTGCATCGCTGCCGCCGGTCTCATGCGATGTGTGGTGGCCCGATGGCGCGAACGTGCTCGGCTTGCCATCCACCTGGGCCCAATCCAGCTGCACGGCATCGCCGTGCCCGGTGCGGTGCGTGTCGCCGTGAGCAGTCGGTGCGAATGTTGACGGCACGCCGGTGAGCCTGCCCCATGCCGCGGCCACCGGATCGCTGCCGGCATTGGCGTGGCTCGCCGCATGCGCCGATGGTGCGAACGTGGCCGGCACGCCGGTGAGCGCGCTCCACGCGATATCGAGCGCCGATGATGCATAGATATCTTCCGCGATCGTATTGATGGCATCGGCCACCGCATTAGCCCACGAGCTCGTCGCCGGCGAGCTCGCGGCGACGGTATCTACCGCGGCCGGCCTAGTCATTTAGCCCCACGCGCCCACGCTCCACAATCCTGAGCTCCACCTAGCGGCCGGTGGGCGCAAGCCCTCGCCGGCCTGTGACCATAGATCTACGCCCACTACCCACGTCGAGCCGGTGATCGTATGCGCCACGCCCTGCACGTGAAATGTGCCGGTCATTAGATCTTCGCCGCCGTCGTTCCACGTCATTGCGTGGCGATCGCCAATCTCCACATCTAGCAGTGCGGCGAGATCATCATCGGGCATGAGCTCGTGGATCGGTGCCGTGATCTCATCCACGCGCTGAGTGCGCCGGTGTAATTGCTCGAGCCGGTAATCGGCCGCATATTCCACGTCGGCATCGTAGCGGCACGTTAGATCGAAGAATTGATAAGTGCGGAGCCCGTAGCGCACGCGCGAATCGGTATCGCGCGTGGTGTACGCCGTGCCGCCCACTCTAGCCATGCTCACTTGATTCACAAGCTCATCGAGCGCCTGGCCGGTGCCGAAATTGAGCGGCCCGATGCCGGCCGTGTCCGGGTCGTTAGTCCACGAGATCTGATCCTCATCCTCGCGCTCGTGCGCGCCAGTGCCGAGCCGCTCGCGCACGTAGAAAAAGCCTTCACGATCCACGTAGAAATCGCCGGGCTCGCCCTTGATGGTTACTTGCGCCTCATCAAGTAGGTTGCGCGCGAAGGTGCTCGATTGGTGGTGCACCACGCATGCATTCGCGCGTAGGTAATAGGTATCGATCTCGGCGAGATCCAGAATGCGCGCGATGCGCTCATCGGTCGTGTCGTTGAGCCCGGCCGCTAACGCTTGCTCGGGCAGATCCACCGAGCCGAGATCGGCGAACCGATCCACGAGCCGCGCAGTGAGCCGAAAGAGCATGTGGCCGCTCTTCTCCGGTTGCCAGCCATCGCGGAGCTCGCGGATCGTGCCGCGGTAGAGCGGCAGCACATCGGTGATCGGTGTGCCATCGGCGAGCGCGCGACCGCGCACGAGTACGCGGAGCTCCTGCCCGATCTGAAATGGCGCGCCTGGCCGAAATGACCATCCGGCATTTGGGTTTTGCCACACGAGCCGGATCTCGGCCGTGCCGGCCGGGTGCGAGCTCGCGCCCGACGTGCGCCCGCGGCGCGTGGCCACCCCTTCGATCGTCCACCCGATGAGCTCGGCCCACGTCGGCTCGAGCCCTGACCACGTGGCATCGTCCCAATCGCTCGAGTCCCAAACCATCTCGCCGACTGACTCGCCGCGGAGCCCGACTTGCACGATCACATCGGCGCGAGAGCGCCAACTCATACGGTGCCCGATGCCCGTTGGTAGGCGCGCAATGCCTCGCTAACCTGGCGCCCGATCTCCACCGGATCGCCGATGCCCGCGGTGATGTTGATGGTGATCGGCGCCGACGCGCCTACCCCGGCGCCGAGCGTGCCCACCATACCGAGCGCCGGTGGCGTGAGCGCGAGTGACAGATCGCCGATCCCCTTAGTCATGCCCTCGGAGTAGGCCTTGCCGACGTTCTCACCCCATGTGCCGATATCTTTGAGCGGCCCGGCCTTCGGTGGCGAGAAACCGCGCAACAGATCGAGCAAGTGATCGATCTTGCCGGAGAAATTCACGCCGTTGATGCCGGCCGCGATGCCGTGCGCGTACTCGGTGCCGATGTTGCTGCCCCACGTAGACCACGGCAAGCGACTTACCGAGTCGTCATAAGCCGCGGTGGCCTGGGTAAATGCCGGCTTTTTGTCGTCCACGCCGGCCGTGATGCCGGTGCCTAGATCGGTGCCATCGTCATAACCGAGCGCATGCAAATCATCTAATTGCTTTTGGAGCGCATCGCGCGTATCGATCGCCGCTTGCTTAACAATCGGATCTTTGGAATTGAGCCCTTCGGCGAGCTTGTCGCCGGTGAGCTTGCCCTCGAGCCATGCCTCCTGCGAGAGCGGATCGATCGCGGTGTGCACGCCCTTTACGTAGTCTTTCCACACTTGGTGAGCGTCGGGAATGCCCCACTCGAGACCATGCACGAGCCCGGCCACCTGATCTTCGCCGGCATTCGTTATGGCCGGTTTTTGATCGTGCCAGCTATCTAGGAAATCGCCCATAACCGAGCGCGCGGCATCGGTGCCGGCATCACCCCATGAGCCGGAGCTCGAGATTGCATCGGCCCACGAGCTCGCTGCCTGGCCGAGCTCGGCATGCTCTGAGCGCGCGTGATCGGCGAGCGACTTGAGAAATGCCTCACCCGTATTGCCGCCGGCCGCGGTGCCGGCCGCGGTGGCCGCGGCGAGCAATGCCGGATCGCTCGGGCTCAAGCCCTGAGCTATGCCCTCATTCCACGTCTTATTGAATGCCTCGAGCGCCGCGGTGCCCACGGTCTGCATCTGTTGCTGCGCATTGAGCTTTGCCTTAGCCCACATGGGTGCGCGCGCATCGAATAGATCCACGCTATTGATGCCGTTAGGGTCGGTCTCAATCTGCGTTTTAACTTGCTGCGTGACTTGGATTAGCTGATCGGCGAGCACGAGCCCGACGCCGGCAGCGATGCCTAGCCCGAGAGCCTTGCCGAGCACATTGCCCGAGCCGGTGAATTTGGCCAGCACGCCGGCACTCTGCGAGCCCGCGGCCTCGGCCTCGCCGATGGCCACGCCGGTAGCAGTGGCCGATGGCAGGATGATGGCCAGCGCCTTAGAGAGCATGTCCTTGACGCCGCCGGCGAATGGCGCGGCGAGACTCACGAGCGAGCTCAAGCCCGTGACGGCCGGCCCGAGCTCCTGGCCGATCTCACGCGCGCCGGCCATCGCTTTATCCACGAAACCTTGAATGCGATCGCCGAACGTGAGCATGTCGTTAGCGGCTTTCTCGGTCGTGCCCGCGGCATCCTCCGCGCTCACTTTGAAATCATCAAGCGAAGTCATGCCGGGAGTGATCGCCGCGGCGAGCTTTTGGCCGGCAGCTTTGCCGAAGATCTCCGATGCCTTGCGCGCACGCTCGAGCGGATCCTCGATAGCGCCGATCTGCGCGATTAGGTCGTCTAGATCCTGGCCCGGCTTGAGCGTATTAACGGCAGTTTTCAAGCCCTTAGCAGCGGCGCCGGCGTCAAGCCCGGCAGTCTCGAACAGATTGAGAAAGCCCACGCCATCGGTCAGATCGCCGCCGAGCGTTTGCAAGGCCGGGCTCATGTCGCGCAGCTGTTGCAATGCCTCCGGCCCGGCATCGGTGCCGAATTCCTGCGAGCTCGCCACAAGCTGATCCATGAAACCGGCCGCATCATCGGCGCCGAGCCCGAATGCACTGAGTGTGTCCTCGAGATCGCCGGCAGCTTGATTGGCATCGCCGCCCGTGACTCTGGCGAATTCGGCGATATCTTCGGTTAGATCGGCCGTGTCCTGGCCGGTCGTTTTGAATTGCTGCGAGACCGTCGTGCCGAGCTCGGCGATATCTTCGAATTTCATGCCCACGGTGCCCGCGGACCCGGCGAGCCCATCCATGCTCGTCACGAAATCTTTGGCCTCTTCGCGGCTCGCGCCCGTAGCGGCCATGAATTTGCCTTGCGCCGCTTCGGCCTCGAGCGCGCCCTTAGTGGCTACGCCAAACGCGCCGGCGATGGCCGTGCCGGCGAGCACCACCGCACCTTTGGTGAGCGTGCTCTTTTTGCCGAGCTCATCGGTGCTCGTGACCGCTTTATCCAGATCCGCGGCGCCCGCCACCGAGAGCGCCACATCGACTAGCAGCGAGCGGCCGGCCATTAGGGTGCCGTCGCTCGGGCTATCTCTTGATCGACTACCTCGGTCATTACTTGCTCATACGTGGCCGGATCTTTGCCGGCCGGGAAAAGCCAATACCCGCCCGGCTTGCGATTAGGGAATTGTGGCAGACGGCTCGAGCCGAATTCGGCGCCGAATATGAGATCCGAGAGCGGCACGGTGCGGCCGTGCGAGGTGGTGACGCGCGTGGTGCCGCGGGTGCCGTATTTGCGTTCATAGGCTTTGATGCCCGACGCCGCTAGTGATGCCTGGCGTGGTGCGGTATGCGGTGCGAGCTCTTGAGCTTGCTCCACGGCCGCTTTGGCGAATGCCTTGCCGATCGTATCGCCATCGGTCATGCGCTCACGAAAGAAAGCGAGCCGCTTGCTAGCTCGAGCCGGTTCCATTGCGCATCCTGAGCACCTCGAGCATCGCCTCGAATAGATCCGGCGAGAGCGATTCAGCTTCGGCCGGGCTCATCCGGTAATTGAGCATGATCGCGGCTTGAGCGAGCCGCGCCTCTATTTTGAATCGGCATCATCCTGGATCTCTTGGAGAAACTTGCGCATCTCCACCTCGCGGATTCGATCTAGGAGCGACTCCACATCGCCGGCATGCATGCCGATGCGTGTAGCGGTGTGCCAGAGAATGAGTGCGCCGCGCACCTCGGCCTCTGGTTTCTCTTTGTCGGCCCGCCATACGTCGCCCATCGTGCGCTCATCGCGCAGCTGAGCGATCTCTGCCGGTGTCAGATATTCGCGCTTGTCTGCCATGTGCGGCGATCTCCCTGGGTGCGGCTTAGCTTGACTCGGCGACCTCTTCGATGGTCACATCGGAGAGTACCGGCAACGGAAAGTCAGACGTGCGCGCGGCGCCCGGCTGAGTGACGCCGGCCAGCGCCGGGTTATAGATCACTTCGCTCAGAAACCGGCGATACCACGTGAGCTCGGTGCGATCGAAGATCTGCACCTCCACGTTTGGCCCGGCGCCCACGAAATCGGACCAATTCTCGGCGGTGTCCTCATTGACCACGATGCCCACGGTTGCCGTGCCCCATTCGGGATCGTCGGTGGCCGTGAATTTGCCGGCGAATGTGGTGACGGTCGTGCTCGGCACTGTTGGCGTGATCGTGACTTGCGCCACATCCTCGCTAACGTCCACCGGCCCGCTGCCCGACACCGGATCGCCGGCATCGTCTAGCAGCTGCAAGAGCATGAGCGGTCGCCGAATGATGATTGGGTTTCCCACTGATCTAATCCTCCGCGCTTAGTAGCCAATGCATTGTGCACGCTAGGTAATCCACGCCGTTAGCTGCCGTGACCACCGGCGCAGTCGTTTCCATCCAGCGCCACCCGGCGCCCTCGCATCCCATCACGAGTTTGGCCATGTCGCGCAGCGCCACGGTGCCATCGCTCGCGGTCGCCGAGCTCGTCACGAGCACCACCGCATACCGCTCGCGCCTGGTAGCGAATGGCTCATCCTCGGTCACGCCTTCCATCCACGGCTCATCGGGTCGTATCACGATCGCCGGGATGGCGATGCCCTCGGTGGGCAGCGGGTAGACGTTCACGAATCGCTCGGCCTCGGCCAGTGCATCGATGATGGTCTCGGCAAACGCCACCCACGGTGCCGCGGGTGCGCTGATCGATTCGCTGACCATCTAACCGATGCCGAAATCGCGGCGATAGCCACGCATGAGATTGCCGTATGCCGGGTGCTCTTTGGCCACGTAGATCGCGGCCGTATCGAATATGCCGGCCACGCCAAACGGTGCATCCGGTGCTTTGTAGATAGCGGTGGTGAGCAAGAGAGCGGCCTCGCGCAGTCGAAACGGCAAGAGATCCTCATCGAATGAGAGATCTCCCGCCGAATCGGTGCAATCCGCCGTTACCACTTCGATCGCCGCGCCGAGCGCAGACTCGATATCGCTCTCGAGTCCCTCATCGTCGCGCGTGATGCCGAGCCGACGCTTTACGTCGTCGGTGCTCGGCCATCCCGCGCCGCTACTCTCCACGGCTCGAGATCTACGCGCTTGCTTCGGGCAGCGTGTAGGTGGTGAATGCGCCGGGATAGAGCGGCATGTACCAAATCATGCCGGCGAGCGCCACATCGCGGCCGAACTTGGCCGGCACATCGGCTTGAAGTGTGTAGGTGCCATCTTCGGCCCACGCGAAACCGCGCGATGGCCCAATGACCACATCCACTTCACTGCCATCGAGCGCCGGCACGTGCACCGGGCGCATCGAGATCGGCAGCGGCCCACCACCGGCACCCGACGTGATGCCTTCGATGTTGACCAAACCGGGATACATGGCCGTGCCACCACCCCCGCTCGGAGTCTTGGCATCGATCATGGCCACGAGCGCCGCGGTCGAGAGCCACATCCGATCGGGCAGCATGAGCCGTCCCACGCTCATCGCGTTTTCGAATGCGGCGCCGTAGATCGGGTGCGCCGGGTCAAACTCGCCGCCATCCTCGATACCTTCGGCATCGAGCAGTGCTTCCACCGCTGACTCATCGGTATTGATGGCGTATGCCTCGGCCAAGAGCTCGAGCCAGAGATTGAGAAACGCCGGCGATGATCGCTTGAGCAGCTGCATCGAGATATCGCCGGCGCCGCCCTTCGTCACGGCCGTGAAACTCGTGGATGTGATCTTGGTGGCCTGACTGGCGAGCTCGTCTTTTTCCGAGCTCTGGGTATCCACCTTCGGCCGTTGCTCGAGCACCGGGAATTGGATCTCGACCCCTGAATCGCCGGCCGGCACCTGGCGAGTCGAGCCGAGAAAGCGGCGCACTGGATCGATCAAGCCGATGAGCTCGGTCTTGATCTGCACCGGCACGACACCCATGTTGTCGGAGGTGACAACATCGGCGAGCTCGCGCATCTCGAGATCACTGACGCGCTCGCCGGTCAGTGAGCGCAGTGCGTACTGCACCCACTTGCCCTTATCGGCCACCTTCGGCGCCGGCGCCGTCGGGAATTCGATCACGCTGCGCGATCGTTCCTCGAGCTTCTCGAGCCGCTCGAGTAGCGCCTCGCTAATCGCATTGACATTTGGCTCGGGTGCCACGTTCTCGCCCACTGTTGGATCTCCTTCTCTTACCTCGAGAATAGCGGCGCCCTTGTGCGCCGGATGCCATGTCAGACCTACCGCGCGCAGATCGATCTTTTTGCGCACCCCCACGCTGCGTCCGCCCACGCTGCGCAGTGCATCGAATGGCGCGCGGGTGAATGCCACCGATACGTGCCGGTAGAGCGCCGGCTCATCATCGGCGCCCGGTGCGGTGAGCGCCATCGCCTCATCGCCGCGCGCAGTCTTGGCCACGCGAAAGATCGCGTGCGGCCCATCGTCGCGCGACTCGAGCGCGATAGCCCGGCCGATCGCCGGCCCTTCATGGTCAAGCGTGAGCATGACATTGGCCGGATCTACGCCATCAAGGGCGCCGCGCTCTATGAGCTCTGGCCCGGTGTCGGTCTCGCCGGGTACATCCCATTCGAAAAGCCTGGCCGAGATCTCACGTTTGGCCTCATCGCGGAGCTCGAGCCGGAGCGGCGCATCAAAATGGTGGAGCTCGTCACTCATCGTCGCGCGCCTCTGCCTCGAGCGGCGAAACGGCCGGCTGAGCGGTCGCCGAGCCGGCCGGCTTTGTGGTGACGCGCGCCGGCTTGACTGGCGCCGGCTTTGGCGCCGGCTCGGTCACGAGTGCCCACGGATAACCGAGCGTGCCGCGCGTTTTGCGCGTGGCGCCGGTCTTTGCATGTCGATAGGTCTTAGACAACGGTCGGCCGTCCTTCCACTGGCGCCAGATTTGGCAATACGGGCATGAGCTCGGGAGAGCCGGGCGCGAGCCCTTCCTCTACCTGAGCGTGAGCAGCGTCATAGATCCCCTGGGCGATGGCAATGGCGTGGATCTCATAGCGAGTCTTTGGATCGGCCCGTTGGAGCCCGCTCACATCGAATCGCGCGATGGTGCGCCGGGTGAGTAGATCGCTCATCGCTTGCTCTATCGGCTCGAGATAACCGGGCGCGAGCTCCTGGCGCACGAATTCGGTCATAACATCGCCGACGTTCTGATAGGTGAGCCCACTCCCGCTCTGCGCGTACTCGAGCAATTTGGCCGGGATGCCGAGCATTACCGCCACCTCGCCGCGCGCATGCAATCGCGTCTGCAATAGCTGCGCCGCCTCGGGCTCGGTGCCGACTACCTGAGTGCGCACCACGCCGCCCGACGTGACGCGGATGGGTGAGTCTCTTTCGATCCACCGGCGCCGGATCGTGTCGGCCTCGGCATCAGTGAGCTTCGCCTCACTGTGGAGGTGCACGGCCGTGACGCCGTTCTCTGCGAAGTAGCGCGCGGCCCAATCATCGGCCTCGGCAGCTGCCGAGAGAGCGGCGCCGCATAGCTGAAATGGCCCGACGCCACGCGCCTCGCCGGGCTCGGCCGCTTTGCGTATGTGTGTGATGCGCGAGCTCGGGATCTCTTTGTTGCGCCACGTGTACTTGCGCGCCCACCGGTTCTCGTCCCAATCCACCACCACTTCATTGAGCGGCAGATTGAGCAGCGAAAGCACCTCGCCATCCGTGTCAGTGGCGCCGTGATACCAAATGGCCTCGCCGCGCGTGACCATATTCCACGCGGTGCCCATGTAGAAATCGCGCGGTGTGCCGAATGGATCTGGCCGCTGCACGAGTCGCGGCTGAGCCGGCATGAGTGCGCCGTCACGGTAGGCGAGCAGCGAGAGCGAGCCCACGAGCCCGCTGATGAGATTCACGCCGCGCCACACTGCCGGGATGCCGAGCAGCTGCCGGATGCTGAGCGGATACCACGGTGATGCGTGGATGCCTTGCACCGCTAGCAATTGCTCGGTGAGCCCTGGGTGATCCTCAAACGAATCTATCGCGCGCGCCTCGAGATCCTCGCCCCTCCACCACCGCGCCAATCGTTCAAGCATGCGAGCGCATTATGCACGTTGCATAGACGTATCTAGTGCACAGTCGGCACGCCATCGCTCGGATTGGTCGCAAGCCATACCGCGCGGATGGCCGCGGTGGCCGCGACGATCGGCCGCTCGTCATTCGCGCGCACGGCGATCCACGCATCGCCCACGCCCTTGCGCACGGTGAATCCGAGATCGCTGCCCACGATCGCGGCATCGTGCCAGCGCAATTGCCCGCTCTCGATCGTGCTCACGAATCGCGCGCATGCCGCGGCATACTCGGCGCCACCGATCGACTTCGGATTATCGAAATGCCTGGCGAGATCACGATCGGTGAGCGGGTCATAGCCCACCGAGCTCGCGCCGATATTCATGGCCAGCTGCCTAAGCTGCCGGCCGGCCTCGTCAATGTCTACCGGCGCGCCCGTCCACTCTGCCGCCATCGTGAGCCCGATCGTGCCATCGCTCTGGCGCCATGCGAGCGCGCCGGCCGCGCGCCGGCCGTCTGGATCTACGCCAGTGCCGAGCGCCGGCCGGAGCATCGCCTCGAGCGGAGCGGCCGCACGCTGCCACGCCACATCGCTCACGAGCTTGGGCAGCATCGTGCGCACCCATCGGCATAGGTGCTCGGTTTCGAATATGGCCGGTTGCTGCGCGTATTGCGTGCGAAACCGCTCGAGCGTTTCCATGCGAATGGTGAAACCGAGCGCCGGATTAGCCTCACGCCAGCCATCACGATCATCGATATCGCGCTCGGGCGCCGCGCTCCACTCGAGATATGCGAGCTTCGGATCGGTCTCCGCGCGCTCGCGCAATCCGTTGAGCACGATCGAAGTCTCATCGCCGGCATTCGATAGATAGATCGTTTGCCCATTGCGACTCGCGGTGAGAGTCGGCCCGGCCGCGGCCACGAATTCGAAAGAGTCGAGCTCGCGCACCTCATCGATGATCACGAGATCATTGCTCGGCCCACGAGCGCCGCCGCGCGTCGGTGCCACGATCCGATAGACGCCACCGCTCCACGTGGTAATCGACTCCTGGCCATTGGCCAATCGGATCGGCTTGCGTAGCCACGAGCGCGGAGTGAGATCCGCCACCCGTTCGAAGATCTCGCGCGGCAGCTGCCGATTTTGCGCGGTGTGCATCACGCGCTCGCCTTGCTCGAGCGCGCGCAAGAGCCGCGGCACGAGTATCTCGCTCTTGCCGTTCTGCCTGGCGACCACGATGCAAACCTCGGGATACTGCCAGCGCCCTCGAGACTGCGCCATGAGCACCCGCGCGGCGATGATCTGCCACGGCATCGGCTTGATGCCCGCGAGCTTTGCCGCACCTCGCCATTCGACTAGTCGTGACCGCCTCGGATCTGGCGGTGCCAGACGTGGCCGGCTCACTTCCGAGTCAGATCACCCCTCAGAGGGGAGAAATCGACAAGGGAGAGAGACAGCGGAGAGCGGGATTCTCTTCCT